TGCAAGGGTTGCGTACTGGAAAGCCATTGATGCCATCAAAGCAGCCTTGGCACAGCCAGCACAACGCCCTTGGGTGGGGCTGACGGATGAGGAGATTGACTACCTCTATGTTGAACATCGGGGTGACGGTGGGCCAACAGCAATATGCGAACAATTTGCCCGAGCCATCGAAGCCAAACTCAAGGAGAAGAACACTTGATTAAAGTAGGAGACATAGTACAGGTAGACCCAAGCAAAGAAATGTTTGGTGCTTGCATGGTAGTAGTTACTGAGGTAAAGGATTGGGGTATCCAAGGGTATGTTCAGTCCGCTAATGTAGAAGGACAACAGTACATCAGATTAAAAACAGAAATGTTTGAACCAACAGGAGGTGTAGCAGTATGGACAATTTAATGACCCGAACGGGACAGTTATGCCAAAAACTAGCATGATTGTGCCAAAAATGACCCGATCAGGACAGCAGGAGAAAGAACATGGCTAGTTGGCTTATAGCAGTTGTTGGTGTAGTATATTCTGTAGTGGCTATTAACTTACTAGTAACAGGTAAGGTTGGATTAGGAATAGCATTTATAGGATATGCTATAGGTAACATTGGTTTATTTATGGAAGCTAGGTTGTGAGAAACAGTGGTGAGTGGACAGAGGGACGTTACCGTAGCTTCATTACTAGTACTCTGCGTGGTGGTATGCGTAGGTGGCCTCCTAAATGGGAAACATTAAAGGATGCATTTGCTGGCAAGAAAGTTAATAAGAAGACAGGTAAGCAAGCTATGCACTACACATGTGCTTGTTGTAATAAGCAGTATGTAGCTAAAGATGTACAAGTAGATCACGTTAATCCAGTAGTGGATACTAGTACAGGGTTTGTATCATGGGATGTGTACATTGACAGATTATTCTGTGAGAAAGAAAACTTACAAATACTATGTTCAGCATGTCATAAAGAAAAAACAGGAAAGGAAAAGACAGATGCAAAACGAGGAAGAAGCGTGGTTACACCACATAATAAAACAGTTTGACGAAGTAGTGTGTACACATAAGTATGGCCCTTTGTTCTATGCGTTACTAAGTGAAGATGCTAAACTTATTCTAAATAACATGTACACGTTAGAGCAACGTAAACAGGAGATTAAAATTGACTATTGCGTTTAGATTTATTACAGGTATTATATTCGGACTAGAATTTAATACTGCTCCCGGAGTTTACGTGTGCCTTTACTTAGGTATCATTGAACTTGCTTTTTATGACGAAACAAAGGTAGACGACTAATGGATAGTTACTCAACATTTATTGCTAAGAGCCGTTACTCACGTTACTTGGATGACAAGAAGCGACGTGAACACTGGCCTGAGACTGTAGATCGCTACATGAGCTTTATGCATAATCACTTAGATAAGACTATGCATTACCACATGAGCCAAGAATTGTTTGACGAGTTACGTATGGCAATTCTCAACCATGAAATTATGCCTTCAATGAGGGCAGTGATGACAGCAGGAGAGGCACTTGAGCGAGACAATACAGCAGGATATAACTGCTCCTACCTCCCTGTAGATGATGTTAAATCTTTTGACGAAGCCATGTACATTCTGTTATGTGGCACTGGTGTTGGTTTCTCTGTAGAAAGTAAATATGTTAGCAAATTACCTGAAGTACCTGCAAAGTTGTTTAATAGTGACACTACAATTGTGGTATCAGATAGCAAAGCAGGTTGGGCAAAGTCTTTACGACAAATCATTGCACTACTATACAGTGGTGAAATCCCGAAGTGGAATGTAGACAAGGTACGTCCCGCAGGAGCACGGCTTAAAGTGTTTGGTGGTAGAGCATCAGGGCCTGAGCCACTGGTTAGTTTGTTTAAGTTTGTTATTAGTAAGTTTCAAGGTGCAGCAGGACGTAAGTTAAACAGTCTTGAGTGCCATGACATTATGTGTAAGATTGGTGAAGTAGTTGTAGTAGGTGGTGTACGCCGTTCTGCTATGATTAGTTTATCGGATTTATCTGATGATAGGATGCGTCATGCCAAGAGTGGAAACTGGTGGGAACGTGAAGGGCAACGAGCACTTGCGAACAATAGCGCAAGCTATAATGAGCGACCCACAGTTGGGGAATTTATGTCAGAGTGGTTGGCCTTGTATCAGTCTCACAGTGGAGAGAGAGGAATCTTCTCACGAGAGGCGGCTAAACGTACAGTTGAAAAGAATGGAAGACGAGATGGCAACTATGACTTTGGTACTAACCCATGTTCCGAAATCATTCTCCGACCATATCAGTTTTGTAACCTTACAGAAGTGGTTGCCAGAGACACAGACACTGAGCTTAGTTTACGAAGAAAGGTGCGACTTGCCACTATCCTTGGAACTTTCCAGTCTACTCTTACAGACTTCCCCTACTTGCGTAAAATCTGGCAGAACAACACCGAAGCAGAGAGACTTTTGGGAGTTTCCATCACAGGAATCTTAGACTGTGCATACCTTAACAATGTGATGGACGAAGGTCTGTCATCAAGGCTAGAGATGCTGCGTAATGAAGCCATTACTAGTAACAAAGAGTTTGCTGATGCTTTAGGTATTCCTCAATCTGCGGCAATCACTTGTGTTAAACCTTCAGGAACTGTATCTCAACTTGTAGATAGTGCTAGTGGTATTCATGCTCGTCATAGCCAATACTATATTCGCCGTGTACGTAATGATAATAAAGACCCCATTACACAGTTTCTGAAAGATCAAGGTGTTCCCTCAGAAGTTGATGTAACTAAACCTTTAGACACAACTATCTTTAGCTTTCCTATGAAAGCCCCCGATGGTTGCATGACACGAGATGAGTTGGATAGCTTTACGCACTTGAACTTGTGGTTGATGTACCAACGCCATTGGTGTGAGCATAAACCATCTGTTACAGTGTATGTTAAGGAAGAAGATTGGCCTGAAGTTGGTTCATGGGTGTGGAAACACTTTGACGAGATTAGTGGCATTTCATTCCTACCGTGGGATGGTGGTACATATCGACAAGCACCTTACGAGGAAATTGATAAAGAAACATACGACAAACTTGTTACTAGTATGCCTTCCACTATTAATTGGGAAGACTTTATCGAGATTACCGATAACGTAGAGGGAGCGCAGCAACTTGCGTGTGTTTCAGGTGTCTGTGAAATCTGACTCTGAGATCATTGCAGAGGCACTAGGAGGTAGTGAGAAAGCATATGCTGAACTAGTGTCTCTGTACCATAACCGTATCTATAGGTTTCTACGCCGTAGAGTTAATGACGATGCTCAGGCAGAGGAAATTACTCAGGATGTATTCATGGATGCGTTTAGAACACTACACCTGTTTAGAGGCGATAGTAAGCTATATACATGGTTGTGTACCATAGCGATAAGAAAGGCTCTTAGAAGGCCGTTTAATAGCCTTAAAACGGATGCTGACATGGTAGACACAGTTACTCCTGAATCAATACTTTGTTCTAAGCAAAGTTTAGAGGTAGTTACTTCAATATGCAATATGTTGCCTGTTAAGGAGCGTAAGGCACTATTATTGAAGGAGTATGAGGGGTTGCGCTATAATGAGATAGCTGGTATACTTAACTGTTCACCAATGTACGCTAAGAAACTTGTGTGGAAAGCTAAACAAACCATTAGAAAGGAAGTAAATGACAAACGATGATAGCTACGCAATGCTGAATGCACTACGTAAGCATTTAAATTTAAAGGTGTACAAGACAGATAAGACACTTGAGATTGTGTTGACGTTTAAAACAAATGATGGTAAAGTCCACCAAGTATGTAACAGTTATAAGGAGAATCTAAATGCAGCTAACAGTGCTTAAAGAGAATGAAGATGGTAGTGTAGACGTACAGGTAGAGGGATTAGAACCTGAACTACATCAACTCATCCTTCAAACAGGACTACTCAAACTTCTAAAGGATGCGCTAGATAAGGCACAAGCAGATAATGCTATCCCTGCCCTATTTAAAAAGCCAACATGAAGTACGAAGAAGTAATGGCTGCTCAGTACGGTGGAAATCACTACAAAGATCGTAAGATTCAACCGTGGGAGATTTGGGCAGCGTATGAGATGGATGGTTGGGAAGCTAGTGCCACTAAGTATTTATTGCGATATAAGTACAAAGGTCAAGCACTAGAGGATTTATATAAACTTAAACACAATGTCGAGTATTTAATTGCTCGTGAAGAAAGGAAAGAAAATGTACAAACTCAAGTCAGTAAAGGGCAGTCTGCCAAAGTCTTTGAGGCATCAATACTTCAGTTACGACCAAGCACGGTCAGCACTGCGGAAGCATGTACGGAAACAAGCGTCTCTCAAAAGTGGAGAGCACTTAACGATTACGATGATGCGCCTCTTGGGATTTGATGTATACAAAGTTAATTACTAGTAACAAAAAGGGGAGCTAAATGCTCCCTTTTTTTATTTACCTTGTTTGTAAAACTCTTTTATTTTATTTAGATAACCAGCAGTTTCTGCATTAGAAGGCATCTTACCTTTTAATACTTGTTTAGCCACAGTAGGCCCACCATTGTAGTCTGCAAACGCAGCAGCTACATTACCTTTATACTGATTAGTTAGTGTATATTTTAAATACTTAGCAGCAGCATCTAAAGATTCAACAGGGTCTAGATGGTTATGTTTGAACATACCACCTTGCAACTGTTGTGTAGCATCCATAATCTGCATTAGTCCTTTAGCACCTGACGGACTAACTGCCGTACTATCGTTGCTACTCTTACTAATCTT